TGCGCCGCTCTGCTGTTACTAACGCAATCACCAACAACTCTTACTTCGGTGAGATTGCAAACCAAGGCGACACTGTTCGCATTCAAAAAGAGCCAGACGTAACAGTCAACGCTCTGCAGCGTCACACAGGTATCTCAGTAGAGAAGCTTGATGACTCTGACTTCTCGCTCACCATTGACCAAGCTAACTACTTTGCTTTCAAAATGGATGACATTGAAGAGCAGTTTGCAAACGTAGACTTCACATCTTTGGCTGCTGATCGTGCTGCCTATAAGATGGCTGATGCTATGGACACAGACGTACTGTCGTACCTCTCAGGTCACACAACTGCAGGTGCTTTCATCACTACTTCTGCTGGCGACAAGCAAACTGCTTTGACAGCTACTGGTGAATACATCACTGCAAACCACTTGGACGCAACTGACTTCGGTAACTTGACCATTTCTGGTACAGCTACTGCAGGTGATTCCGTACCATTGGCACCACGTTTGCCAGGTGCAACTGCCCTGTCAGCTACAACTGTTTCCCCCTTGACCGTACTTGCACGTATGGCTCGTAAGATGGACCAAGCAAATGTAGAATCACGTGGACGTTGGGTTGTTCTTGATCCAGTATTTATTGAGATGCTGAAAGATGAAGACTCACGTATGCTGAACGGCGACTTCGGTGGTGCTGGCCTGCAAAACGGTCTGGTGTTGAACAACATTCACGGCTTCCGTGTTTATCAGTCCAACGCTCTTCCTGCTGCTGGTACTGGTGCTGGTACTTCTGGTACAACTGCACAGTCCACTAACTACGGTGTTATCGTAGCTGGTCAGGACGATGCTGTTGCTTCTGCTGAGCAGATCAACAAAGTTGAGAACTACCGTGACCCAGACAGCTTTGCTGACATCGTGCGTGGTATGCACCTCTATGGTCGCAAGATTCTGCGCCCAGAGGCACTCCTCACAGCACGTTACAACGCTGCCTAAATCACTTAGTCTGTCGGGCTGGTCTCTTACGAGGCTGGCCCTTCGGCACACTTAACGGTAGGATAACTCTATGGCTACTTACGTATCGCTAGTTAATGAATTACTAAGACGCATGAATGAAGTCACACTTGATACTGCAGGTGATGGCTTTGACACTGTGCGCAATGTTCAAGCTCTAGCTAAGGATGCAATTAATAGTAGCATTAGACTTATTCTACAGAACGGTCAAGAGTGGCCTTTCCTCAAGACTACATACACACAGACACTTACAGTAGGGCAGAGACAGTATGACTTCCCTGCAGACTACTCTAGTGCTGACTGGGATACTTTTTACATTAAGCAATTAGCTTCTCAGAACAACGGTCCACGTAGACTTTCACCTATCTCGTATGAGTCCTACATTCAGAACTTCCGCACGGGTGATGATACAGGCGATACAGTAAATGGTGATGGCGCTCCTGTTACGGTGTACCAGACGTTTGAAGAGAAGTTTGGTGTTACGCCTGTGCCTAACGCTGCATACGAGATAGAGTACGTTTACTGGTCTTTCCCTGCTGATCTTGCTGTGTACAATGACGTAGCAATTATACCTGATCGCTTCAAGCACGTACTCATTGATGGCGCTATGATGTTTATGATGCGCTTCCGTAGTAATGAACAGAGTGCTGCGATGCACCAGAATAACTTTGAGGATGGTATTAAGTCAATGCGCCGTGTGTTGATGGATGATGCCCTTTCTATTCGTTCTACAGTAGTTACACGAGGCAGTACAACCTCTTTTAGTGGCGGGTACTAATGGCTGATAATCTAGCCTCCTTTAAGGTCTTCTGCCAAGGCGGTCTAAACACCAGTCGTGATGTGCTATCACAGGGTGAGACACAGCCTGGTTCAGCTATCTCGTTGATTAACTACGAGCCTGCTGTTACTGGTGGTTATCGCAAGATGAGTGGCTACAGTAATGACTATGGTACTGTACCAGGTTCTGGTAATGTATTAGGTGTCTGTGTAGCTAATGGTGTGAATGACGGTATTCTCGCCGCACGATATGATACTGGAAGTACTGACTATCTGTACTACTGGAATACGTCTACCTCTGCTTGGGTAACTATTACTACTCCAGCTTCTGTTGATGTTTCCACTTATCCCAAGGTACGCTTCTCTCGTTACAACTGGGGTACATCTAAAGTAGTTATTACTGATGGTGTAAATCCTGCTGCAACATACGATGGCACAACTTACACTCAGATTACTAGCACCAATGCGCCCAGCGCACCTAAAGTATCTCATATATTTAAGAACCACCTATTCTTAGCGGGTGATGCTACTGAGTCTACTAACCTGTGGTTTTCTGCGCCTTACAATGAGACGGACTTTGATCCTGCAGACGGTTCAGGTGTCGTTAACGTAGGCTTCCCTATTGTCGCAATCAAGTCCTTTCGTGATGCACTATATGTTTTTGGATCTAACAATATCCGCAAGCTTGTAGGCAATAACATAGCAGACTTTGTACTTGAAGAAGTTACAGATGACTTGGGTTGTTTAGCTACAGACAGCGTTATTGAAATTGGTGGTGATTTACTATTTCTATCTCAAGATGGCTTGCGTCCTGTTACTGGTACTGATAAGATAGGTGACGTAAATCTTGAAACAGTATCTAAGGATATTCAGTCTGTCTTTACTGATGTGGTATTTGATGTAGACTTAGATAAGCTGAACGCTGTAGTTATCAGACAGAAGACACAGTTTCGATACTTCCTTGGTGCGGCTGATGGTCAGGGCATCATTGGTGGCTTTAGACAGACACCTAACGGCTTGCAGTTTGAGTACGGTCAAATGCTTGGTGTCTTTACTACCTGTGCTACTAGCGGTTACATTGGTCAGAACGAGTTTGTAATACATGGTGATAGCAACGGTAAAGTACACCGACAAGAGCAAGGCAATAGCTTTGACGGAGATGACATCTTTAGTGTATTCCAGACGCCTTTCTTTCACATGCAAGACCCAGAGCAACGCAAGGTATTCTACACTGTAGCTACATACTTGCGTTCTGAGGGTGACAATGAACTTATCATGTCTGCTCTTTACGACTACGAAGACGTAGACACTTTGCGTCCTACAAACTTCACACTAACAACACAGGGCGCAGCTGCATACTATAACGAAGCCTTGTATAACAGCACAGCAATCTTTGACGGTAACCCTGCCCCTGTACGGCGCACTAACATTTCAGGTTCAGGTATGTCAGCATCATTTAAATACGTAACCAATGACACTAACGCCTCTCACAGTATCCAAGGCATCGTGGTGACATTCGGAGTAGGAGACAGGTTATAACATGGCAGGTTACACTAGACAGTCGGTAGCTGACATTATCGCAAATGCGGTTATTAAAGCTGCACCAGTTAACGCAGAATATAACGCTATTCGAGATGCCTTCGCTTTCTCTGGTGGACACAAGCATGACGGCAGTTCAACAGAAGGTGCTTATGTACCTCTGATTGCAGACGTAGACGCTCTTAACAAGGTAGTTGTAGATACAGCTAACAATCGTATCAGCTTCTACAGTGAAGTAAGTGGTGCAGCTGTTGAGCAAGTACGCATTCAAGATGGTGCTATTGTTCCTGTAACTGATGATGATGTAGACCTTGGTGCTGCAGGTGCTGAGTTCAAAGACTTGTACATTGATGGTGTAGGTTATATTGATACCCTTACCGTACACGAAAACGCTACTATTGCAGGTACGCTGGGTGTTACAGGTGTTATAACCGCTACTGGCGGTGTTGTAGGTGATGTAACAGGTGATCTCACAGGCAATGTAACGGGTGACTTAACAGGGGATGTTACTTCTTCTGGTACTTCTACCTTTGCTACTGTAGACACTACAGGTAACACCTCTATCGGTGGCACATTTGCTGTAACAGGTACGTCCACCTTCACGGGTGCTATCTCTGCTGGTAGCCTTACTACAACAGGTAACTCAACACATGCTACTGTAGACATTAACGGTGGTGCGATTGATGGCACAGTCATTGGTGCTTCTACTGCTGCTGCAGGTACATTCACTACAGTAACGACTACAGGCCAGGCTACCCTTGCAAGTGCTGACATTAATGGTGGTACTATTGACGGTTCAGTTATTGGTGGTACTACTGCACAAGCTATCACAGGCACAACGATTACAGCTAACACAGGCTTTACTGGTGCGCTTACAGGTAATGTCACGGGTAACGTAACAGGTAACCTTACAGGCGATGTAACTGGTGATGTAACAGGTGACCTGACAGGTAATGTTACAGCTTCTACAGGTACAACAACTCTGAATGACCTTGTAGTTAACGGCACTGTAGACTTTACAAGCACAGCACTGCTTAACGTCAGTGATCCTACTGCACCACAACATGCGGCTACGAAGAGCTATGTAGATACTGAAGTAGCTAACCTTGTTGACTCTGCTCCTGCTGCACTAGATACACTTAACGAACTAGCTGCTGCGCTGGGCGATGATGCAGACTTTAGTAATACTGTAACTACTAGCATTGCTGCCAAGCTACCTCTAGCAGGAGGCACTATGACTGGTGCTATTGCTATGGGTACCTCTAAGATCACAGGCTTGGGTGACCCTACTGCAGCACAGGATGCAGCTACAAAAGCGTATGTAGACACTGCAGATGCAACTAAGTTGAACTTGTCTGGTGGCACTATGACTGGTGCTATCGACATGGGTGCTAACAAGGTCACTACGACTTACACGCCTACAGACAACGCAGACCTTACTACTAAGACATACGTGGATGGCATTCTTGGCTCCGCTACTGCTGCGGCGGATAGTGCTGCTGCTGCGGCTACATCTGAGACTAATGCTGCAACAAGTGAAACTAACGCAGCTAACTCAGCAAGTGCTGCTGCAGCAAGCTATGACGACTTTGATGATCGCTGGTTGGGCGCTAAAGCTTCTGCACCTACAGTAGACAATGACGGTGATGCACTTGTAACAGGTGCAGTGTACTTCAACACGACAAATGACAGCTTGTATATCTGGACGGGTTCAGCTTGGTCTGCTGCAGTGTTCGACACTAATGACGCTCTGTTCGGCGCTAACAACCTGAGTGACGTAGCTAGCGCTGCTACTTCTCGTACTAACCTTGGGCTGGGTACTGCTGCGACTACAGCTTCAACTGATTATGCTACGGCGGCACAGGGTACAACAGCGGATGCTGCTTTGCCTAAATCTGGCGGCACCATGACGGGGAATTTAGCTATTGCGTCTGCTTCTGGTTTCACAAATATTGAAATTGGTGGCCCCTCTGGTGCATATATTGACCTAAAGTCGCCATTCAGTGATGACTACGATGCTCGGATCATTACCACAGGCAGTGGGCTGCAAATTACTACGAGTGGTGATAATGCTGTTGATATACAACACAACGGCAGCACCAAAATCGCCACAAGAGCCACAGGCATCGACGTAACGGGCAACGCCACTTTTGGCGACAACGACAAAGCCATCTTCGGCGCTGGGTCTGACCTACAGATTTATCATGATGGCAGTAACAGTGTAATCGCTGACACGGGAACAGGTGCTTTAATCACTTACGCTAGTGATTTTATTATACAGCAAAATGGCTCCAATGAACGTATGGCTGACTTTGCTCAAAATGGTGCGGTTAGGTTATATCACGATGGTGCAGTAAAAACCACCACAACAGCCACAGGCGTATCAGTCACAGGCGACATCGCCGTCACAGGCACAGTAGATGGTCGTGACATTGCAACAAACATCCCTGCGTCACTCGGCACGGCAGGTCAGGTTCTAACGGTTAACGCAGGCGCAACGGCTGGCGAGTGGGCAGATGCTGGTGGAGGTGGTGGTCTTGAGTACCTCACAGGTAGTACAACTCTAGTTGCTGGAGGGCAGTACTTAGTAAGCATTAGTGCTGCTACTACTTTAACTCTACCTGCTTCACCTTCGGCAGGTGATACTGTTCGTATTGTTGCGGCTGAAGGTAATGACTCAAACATACTTACCGTTGCTCGTAACGGTTCAACTATTCAATCTTTATCAGAAGACATGGCAGTGGATATCTTGGGTATTGACTTTATCTTGTGGTACAACGGAACAACATGGAGCTTAATCTAAATGGCTAACATCTCTTTATTCAAAACACCTACCCAACCAGAATTTGGCCCTCGTGACATCTTTGGTAGAGGTAGAGCACAAACATTCTTTAGTAATGGTACCTTTACTGTGCCTGATAGTGTGTCTTCTATCCGTGTTACTGTACATGGTGCTGGAGGTGATGGAAACTACTCCCAAAGTTATACATACGCTGGCGCCGGTCCAGGCGGCGGCGGTGGTGGATGTGCTATAAAAACAATCTCAACTAGTCCAAATACTTCTTATTCGGTAACTGTCGGGACTTCTTCGGCTGCATCTTCTTCTTTTGGTACAGAATGCAGTGCTACTGGTGGGGGTAATGCAACTACCACTGCAAAAGGTACTGGCGGTACTGGGACAGGAGGCGATACGAACTTAACAGGCGGGAATGGTGGCAATAGAGCACAGAGCAGCTCCTCAGGCGGCGCTGGTGGCGGAGCAGGATACGGAGGCGGGAACGGAGCCAATTCCATATCAAACAATGACTACGGCCAAGGCGGCGGCGGCATTGGCGGCAATGGTTACGGCAGCTTCGGTGCAGGCTCCGCAACTAGAGAGGCTAACTTTTGGGGGTCTATCACAACTACCACTTTGAACTTTACACCACTGCACATTTTAGACCTTTATCATCTTACTGGCGGTAAAACTCCTGCAAATGACTACATAACTGGCACAGTTAATACAGCTGGCCCTGGTTCAGGAGGTGGAGGTGGAAGCTGCTCCGTTTTTAACAATGATATAGATAGAATACAAGGGTCCGACGGAGGTGTATGTGGCGGCGGGGGCGGTGCTCCAGCTGGAGATCAAGGCAATCACACAAAGCCTACGTCACAAGCTGGCAACGGCGGATTAGGTGGAGGCGGAGGTGGAGGTGGCTTCTCGAGCCACGGTAGCGGCGGTCAAGGTTTCGTCATTGTAGAATGGTAATAGAGAGGTAACTTAACATGAAATATGTTCGCACAGTAGACAGCGTAGCACAGGAAGTTACTACAACTAACCCTGCTACAATTTTTCACCCTGATCTTGCAGCAATGTTCACTGCATACGAAGACTCTGTAGACGTTCAGGTAGGTTATACACTAGAGGGCGGTACATGGACAGCGCCTCCAGAGCCTGAGCCTATCCCTGAAGAAGAAGAAGAAGAAGTGCCTCCTGCTGAGTAGCACTATTAGAGGAACAAATATAATGAAACACTTAATCCTAATACCCGCTCTGGCATTGGCTGCTTGCTCGACTAAGAATGATGTAGCAATGAACAGAGATTATCAGTTATCTGTGGCTGAAAGTGAGAAAGCTCGAATGTATGCTATCAGAGAGATTGCAAGTCAGGGTGAAACGGGTGCGGTTGCAGCAGCTATGATGATGCAGAACCAAGGGAATAAATCTCATGCGGCACCTCGTAGTAGCGGTGATAATGCTTTGGCATGGGCGCAAGTCCTTGTCCCTGCTACAGTTCAATCCGCTGGAATTGCTGTAAATGGTTTGGTTGCAAGAACGCAGTCGAATAATAACAAGGACGTTGCAATCGTTAATAGCGATAACACCACAGCAGTTGCGGTAGATACAAACTCAACTATGGCGACGATTGCTGAGGTTACTATTGTCAATCCAGAAGTTGTCAATCCAGAAGTTGTTAACCCAGAAGTTGTTAACCCAGAAGTCGTAATAAGTACAAACACATCCACAAACACGGTGACTTGTGTAACGGACGATACATATACCTGTGAGTAACTAGATGCCTGACTCGTGGCTTATGTGTTATCAAGATTTAAAACCTCTAAGATAAATAATAACTTGACTTACCAGCATAAATGAGTAATACTATGAGTGAAGTAAAACTCTCACATGACGAACTAGAAGAGATGCTGGATCGGGCAGCAAGGCGTGGGGCTAAAGAGGCTCTACGCTCTATTGGCTTACTTGATGACTCCGCTCAGAGAGATATTACTGAGATGCGTAGCTTGTTAGAGGCTTGGCGTGATACCCGCAAGTCTATCTGGACAACAGCAATAAAATTAACCACTGTCGCCGTACTGACGTTTATCGCAGGCGCAGTATATATGACAATGGATAAGTAAAGGCGTAAGACATGGCATTTGAATCACGAATAAAACAAAGAGAAAAAAAGAACCCTATTACAGGTCAAACTCAGTATGCACGTCAAGTATCTATGTATGACCCTGACCTGAAGGCGAGTGTTTCTTTAGGTACAACAAGCTGGCACACATCTAAGAAAGCCGCTGCTGACGAATCTGTTGTAATGGTAAGTAAGTTTAAGTCTTCTGAGCAGGGTGGTACGCCTCGTACTGCTCGTATGAGTACGGGTGAGAAGGTTAAAGTCGTAGAAGACCCTAGAGTAGCACTAAAAGCGCAGCAGTCTGCGCTACGCCAGTCGTTGCAACAATACGAAGAAGTAGGTGCAAGTAAAAAGTTAGGTAGAGGTAAAGTTGCTGTAACAAAAGAGCAGTACGATAAGGCAAAGGCTGACTACGATAAGTATATAGGTGGTCAAGCTACACATTTTACCAGAACTTCAGGTGGACAGATTTTTGATGTCATCACTAACAAACCTGCAGATATGAATAAGTACTACGCTGCTCAAAACTGGAATAATGTACAAGATTCTCTAGTAGCGGGTAGTGAAGCGCATGAAGCTATAAAGTCTCAATATGCTGACGTTACAGCAAAACTTAAAAACGCAGGTGACTGGACGCCTCCTCAAGTAGAGCAACCTACCACTACTACTACTTCTCGTTCTACCTCTACAGGTTCTCCTCAAGCAGGTTCTACAGGTGCGCCTTCACCTACTGCAGGTGAGACGTATGGCGGCACAGGTGCTTTACAAACAACGCAGACTACACCTAGTGTAACACCTGCAGGTACAACTACAGACTACGTACCTCTTGCAGCTACTCCAGTAGACCCTACTACAGGTGTCTCTACCGTACCTACACAAACAGGTAGCCTATCTGCACTACCTACAGATGTAACCTATGCTACACGTCCTGCTGGTACACCTGGCTATGTGCAAGAGTCTCTGCTTGCTCCATCTATCTCAGGTCAAGGCGAAAGCACATATGACCAGTGGATGCAACAAACACAACAGGCTGAGGAGCAGCAAGGCGGTTACGTTGTAACTATGCCTGATGGTACAGAGCAGACTGTTGCATACGGTCAAGCCATTCCTGTAGGTGCTATTATTAAAGAGTATGTAACTGGTGCTGCTAAGGGTGGCCTGATGCGCAAGGGTTACTCTGATGGTGGACTTGCTGTGAAGCAGAACGAAGACGGTACAGCTTCTATTACATTTACTGACAAGACTTTTAATTATAGGACTGTACCGCCTACTGCTACTTTTAGTACGCAGGAAGAAGCAGATACCTTTCTTAATACCTACAATCAAACATCTGGAGATGTACGTAAAAGAGAGCTTGTAAATAAAAATGCACAAGCGGCGTATGAAAAAAGAGCGCAGCAAAGTAGAGATGCTAGTGCAGCTAACAGAGATGCAGCAGAGGCGGCTAAAAGTAAAGTAATTACAGGGCGTGATATATTCTACCCTGATAAAAAGATTGGTAAGCCCCGCCCTGATGAGTTTGCTCAAGCTGCAGGTATATCTTCTACTGAAGCATCTAATGTATTAAGATCCGATATGGGTGACATAGACGCACGTAACTGGTCTGCTATTATGGCTAGTGATAACCCTTACAAAGCTGCTCAAGATGCAAAACAAGCTCAGTTAGATTCTTTTGATCCTCGTCATTTTAGGGATCTTGTTCAGAAATATAAAGGCACTAACGAATTAGGCGATGCTGCTGCGGGTTCTAAGTACTTACTAAGCTTAGACGAAAAAACTTTTAATTGGTTAAAAGATAAAGACGTATCAAGTCCTGCAGAACTTCGTAGTGCTGAAGTGCTTACAGCACTAAACCCTGAGACAGGGCAGATGGATACTGCAGTATATTATGAAAATCCTCAGTCTACAAAACCCTACATTGAACGCACCACTTTCCGTCTACAAGCATTCCCTTGGGAAAGAGGGGCAGAAGGGCCTATAGACCCTGCTTCCTTTGAGAACTTACCTAATTACCCCGGCGAGTTTAAGCAAGTAATGGGTCGCCCTGTAACGCCACAAGACTTCGAGGACTACGGTTATACGGACCCTCAGGGAGCCTACGATAGAAATGTTACTCCTGAAGTAACTATACCTGCTACTACAGTTACACCTGTAGAACAACAAACAAATGAGGCTTTAGGTGTGAGTCAACCTACCTATAACCAACAACCTACCTATAACCAACAACCTAGCGTGTATGATCAGTTTATGCAGAGTACTTATACACCGCCTACATACGATAATACAGGTACTTTTAATGTCCCTTCTCAGACAGCGGGATTTTCTGCTATTCCTCAGTACAACCCGCAATTTATGCAGGGTCAATCTGGTTACAACGTACCGCAACTTACGGGTGCGGCTAAAGGAGGCGTTATGCGTAAAGGCTACGCTGCAGGTGGTATGCCTGAAGACCCTATGCTGGAAGCTAAGTATCGTATCGCTAGTATGAATGGCTACAATGGTCCTAAGACTAATGCTGCTCTTAACTCTTTCGCTAACTCAAACGAAGGTATGAAGCGTAAGTTTAACGCTATCGGTACTATGATGAACCGTGGCGGCTTAGCTATGGCCCAAGGTGGCACTGTACCTAATCAGGCAATGATTGCAGGTCAGCCTCACCGTCTTGCTTACGTTAACCCTCAAGAAGAGGCTATGATGAAAGCTGCAGGAGGTGCAGGTGTACCCTCTTATGGTGGAATACCAGCTTACTTTAGTATAGGGCCAGGTACAACGGTAGGTCAGGTTGCTACAGACCCTGCTACGGGAACAGTCTACACTTGGAACGGCACTTCTTGGGATATTCAAAGCTCCTCAGGTGAGACTTTGGGTCAAACAGAAGGCATGAACTTGCCTGGTTCTGATGTAACTTCCCCCACTACTATAGGGCTAACTAAAGAACAGCTGTCTACAAAGATGCAGGATGTTGTATCACGAACCATGACGCCTCAACAAGCAGCAGTTTCGTTCATTCAACCACAAGCAGAGGACTTTGTTCCCCTTGATGCAGGGCAGGCTGCTCCTGTAGCACCTTTTGCAGAGGCAGCTAAAGTACAGACTACTGCACAATCTGCCCTCCCTGCTTATATGCAGTACGCACAGATGCAGCCTGTTACTGCAGCGGATCAAGTACAACAAGCTACTGCTGCTACTCAAGCTGCACAGGGTCAAGTATCACAGGGCGCTCAGGTACAAGCAGCCCAGCAGCAGCAAACCTCTGTATCAGGCATGGAAGCTGCTCAGGGTACAGCTACTATGGTTAATGCCCCTGCAGCACGTGAGATCCAAGCTGGAGAGCTTATCTCTGGTGTAGCGGATGCAGAGAAAGCGGCACTCTTCAATGAGCAGATCCAAGCTGCTACAGCTACACCCTCTAAGCAAGCTACTGTAGCAGGCCAGCTAGAGGGTCTTATGCAGCAGTTCGAGGGTGGTGAAACACCTGCATGGGCTGCAGGCTCTATGCGTACAGCTATGGCTACTCTTTCTGCTCGTGGCTTAGGTGCATCTAGCATGGCTGGTCAGGCTGTTATCCAAGCTACAATGGAAGCTGCACTTCCTATCGCTCAGATGGATGCACAGGTACAGGCACAGTTTGAAGGTCAGAACCTGTCTAATCGCCAACAACGTGCTATGCTTGCTGCACAGCAACGTGCTACTTTCCTTGGCATGGAGTTTGACCAAGACTTCCAATCACGTGTACAGAACTCAGCACGTATTGGTGATATAGCTAACATGAACTTTACTTCTGAGCAGAACATTGCTTTGGAGAACTCTCGTGCAGCTAACACGATGAACCTGAGTAATCTCAATAACCGTCAGGCTATGGTTATGGCTGAGGCTGCTGCACTGTCACAACTTGATACTCAGAACCTTAACAATCGTCAACAAGCTGCTGTACAGAATGCTCAGAACTTCATGCAGATGGACATGGCTAACTTGTCTAATGAGCAGCAGACTGCTATGTTCGCTTCTCAGCAGAACATTCAAGCTCTGTTCACAGATCAGGCTGCAGAGAATGCTGCTGCACAGTTTAACGCTTCTAGTGAGAATCAGACTAATCAGTTCTTTGCTAACTTGACCAGTCAGACATCACAGTTCAACGCATCTCAGCAGAACGCTATGGATCAATTTAACGTGAATAGTGTTAATGCTCTACGTGAGTTTAACTCTGAAATACAACAACAGCGTGACTTGTTTAACGCACAGAATGGTCTTGTGATAGCACAGTCTAATGCTCAGTGGCGTCAGAACCTAGCCACACTAAACACAGCCGCACAGAACCAGAGTAACTCTGACTTTGCAAAGACTATAAATGCTTTGACTGCATCTAACATGGATCAGATATGGCAACGTGAGCGTGACCTTATGAGCTTTGCATTTGCTGCCTCTGAGAGTTCTGCTGATCGTGCTACTAACATTGCTATCGCTAAACTCACTGCAGATGAACAAGCTAAGTTACAGGATAGCATTGGTAAAGGCAAACTATCTGCTATTGCATTTAATGCTGTACTAGGGAAGTGGTTATAATAAAATGAATGTATTAGATAAAAGTATAGTAGAAGCAATCCGTAGTACATACGCTGCGCCTACACCAGAAAGCATTTCCTCTAAGAGTGCTGAGCGTCAGGGTGTGATGGCTAGAACGCAGAGCAGGGTAAGTGAAGCCTTGAAAGATACAGCAAGTGATGCTATGGCTTCTATACAGACTCTTGTAGGTAAAACTATGGATGCTCGTACAGATAAAGATGAATCTATGGAAGAGTTAGCTGAACAGTCAGCTAAGGAAAACGCTATTTATCGTGATAGTTTAGGTATTACAGAATCATTAAAGGAGGGTGGCGGTGCTACATCAGAGGATGTTTTGCTTAGTATTAATACTCAGTCTTCTGGTCTCATGTCAGCCACTAAAGATGAAGAGGTTTCTGCACCGATGACTGCAGAAGCTAAAGAGATTGTAAAAACTGAAATAGGTATCTCTTCCTCTATGTGGGACGCATACAGAGAGGAGATCTCTGCTATTGAGTCTGGTGGAAAAGAAAACCCCTACGCCGCTAAAGGCGGGGCTAATAAACACTACGATGGTATGTATCAACTAGGTAAAGTAGCTAAGCAAGACGCTGGGCAGCTTCTAGGTATTACTTTAGGTCACACAGCACAGGAACGAGAGGCATACCGCAACGACCCTGAACTGCAGGAGAAAGCTTTTGCTGCTTATACTGCTAAAAACCACGACTACCTTATGAATAAATCAGAGAAGTACAAAATGCTACCTTTAGAAGAGAAGCTTGCTGTACTGGGTTATGCCCACAATCAAGGTTGGAGTGGTGCTGATAAATGGCTAGAGACAGGAGAGACAGGTGAGGATGCGTTTGGTACTAAAGGTACTAAATACTATGACGCTCTTATTGATAGGTTAAACCCCTAATGTTTGGACTCCCTTTAGAACTCATCACAATGCTCTTCTCTACCCTGCTAGGCGGTGTAATGTCTATATGGGGGCAGAATATAAAAGCTAAACAAGCTCAGCAAGCCATGCTTATGCAACGTGCTGAGTTTAACCGTAGTGCTGTAGCAGATGCACGTGATGCTGGTAAGACAGACAAACACTTTGCTTGGACACGTAGGCTCATTGCTTTATCTGCTGTATTTTCTATTATAGTCTTGCCTAAGTTAGTTGCTGTGTGGTATCCTATGGTAGACGTGTATGTAGGCTACACAGAAGTGCAGGGCGGATTTATGAACTGGTTGTTTGGTCCTGCAGAGGCTATACAATGGAAGTCAGCTACAGGCTTTGTTATCACACCCCTCGACACACACATCGTATCAGCTATTGTAGGTCTCTACTTTGGCGCAGGCTTCACTAAGTAAGGTATTTTATTATGGAACTACTAAAAGCTCCTATTCCCGGTCAGTCACTTACAGACGAACCTAAGAATTACCCATGGGAAAACCCTCCAGAGATTACAGATCCTGAGGAAGCCATTGCAATGCACATGAGTAAGTTCAATGATCCAGAAGTCATAGACAATATGCTAGACTTGCTGGACATTGGCTTTCCTGTACGTGCTTTGGCTGAGAGTATTCTTACTGCTAGTGTAGCCGCAGGCTGGCACAGCATAGATGTAAGCCTTCTTGTTGCACCCTTTATGCACGAGCATATTATCTCTATGGCTAATGAGGCAGGTGTCTCTTATGTAGAGGGCTTTGAGAAGGATGAAGAGGCAGCACAAGAGAAAGAGCGTCAGTTCATCTTAGCTAAGGCTACTCAGATGCTCAAGGATACACCTGAGGGTGATAGAGATGCAGGTTATGAAATGGCTATGGAGTCACTAGGTATCCTAGACAAACCAGAGGCTGAGTACCAGACTATGCAAGAAGAGGCTCCTGAAATGGATACCTCTATAATGGAAACAGAAGAAGAGCCGCAGCAAATGCAACGTGGCCTTATGGCACGAGGATAGTAACATGGCAGCAGGTTTTTGGGCAGGTTTTGGAGAACAGTTTAGTCAAGATCTTGGAAAACGTCAGGATTCGCTAGATGCACTTATTAAAGAGAACTTAGCTAACGCACGTATTGCTAAACGTGATTATGCTAAGCGTAAGAGTTTAGCAGATACAATACTTGATACTACACAGGCTATTCAAAACAAGTATGGATTGAAGGACGAGCAAGCCATAGCTCTTGCTGAGGCTTATGGTACTGACTTACCTGGGCTACAGGTTAAGCTTGACCAAACAGACACTCAAGTTAGAAGTACGGGTGGTGTAGGGTTAGGCGCAGAGCAAGTCATGTCTTACGTTAATATGACAAACGAGCTTGCACCGCTTAATGGTATGACAAAGTTGCAGGCTATTGAGAGACTGATGGGTCTAAATGCTACAGAGCTTGCAAAGGAAGCAGATCCTAAATCAGAGGGTGCTCAGACACGTAGTTTTATTCGTGCTGCATTGGCTTATGACCCCCAGCTACAGGCTGCTGAGAAGATGCAAAACATCAAGGGACCAGGCGGTATGTCATACGCACAGTTACTTGAAATGCAAGAGGCTGGTTTTGCACCTGAGGATGTAGTAGGTGGTGTGACACGTAGTGGTGGCTTGGCGTATGACTACACCGCATCTACACCTAAGCAAACACGTAGTGAGTATGCTCGTCTGCTATCCATTAATGTGTTTGATGGCTCTGATCTAACGGATCAAGTACAATACAATGACTACTCATCCAGTTCAGACACAGATAAGGCCTCACTTAAAGCATCTGTATTAGGAGCAGGTACAGCACTAGCACGTTTAGAGAAGGACATTGTTCTGTCTAACCTTGGTAAAGACCTGTCCCTAAATGCTTTCCGTAAGGCTATTCTTGATGACATCTATGATCGTGTAAATTCACCAGAAGAATTAGATACTCTAAAAGAGAGTGTTGCTAATGGTACAGCACTTAAGATTGTACAGCGTACAGGTGGCAAGCTGACAGATGATGACATTGATGCTATTATTTCAGGGGCAGACGTTGAGGAAGGTGCTACTACTGATGTTGATATGTCAGGTACACCAAGCTTTCGTGATAGAAGTGATGAAATAGTTAGCGCAACGCCAAAAGCAGAACCTAAGGCTGACATACCCGCTGTTCTAACAGAAGAACTACGTAAGGCGTGGCTATCAATGGACCCAGAGAACAGGCCAAACCTTGAGGGTGTTACCGATCCTGAAATAGCCCGTATGTTATTGACTGTATCAGAAGATGAACAGGAACCAGAGTCAGTAAGCGAAACAGGTGCAGCTGCTACAGCGCAGCTTAATATAGATAACGCAGAGAAGAGAGCCGCATCTGTTTCAGACATAACTTACTCAGATTGGAAGAAACTATCTCGACAGGAGCGTAAGGATAAAGGCTATCCTGTACGCAATATAGATGGTGTATATACTGATCCTGACGCATGGAAGCCAGAACCAGAAGACACCTCAGGAGAGTCCAAACCCACACTTAATACTACATCTTTTGTAGATAAGTATGGAAAGGAGCTTGGTGCGTTTATCAACGAGAACGAGACAGATGTTACTGATAAAGAAGAAATAAAGAGTACGCTAGCTGCATGGTTTAGTGACAATGCTGGAAATCCAGAGATAAGAGGCTCAATGGACATGGACACGCTTACTGAGCTTGTGTACAATGCACTAAACCGATAAGGAATAACCATGTCAGATAAGTTCTCTTATTATACACCTGAAAACATGCAAGATAAGAAGCTGTCAGATCTTAAGTCTGACCCTGCTTTCCTTCAAGATGCTGTAACCTTTCTTAAGTCTGGGCGTAAAGGCTATACACCAGATGACATAAAGGGTATGTCTGCTAATGATGTAGTATCTGAGGTATTAGAGCATTTCCGTTACCAAACTACCAATGAAGTCACGGTAGCTAAAGACATCTACTTTATGAATGACGATTCTGTTGATGTAAAGCATCGTGAGTCTTTTGGTAGGCTTATGTTTGCGTTTGATAACGCTAAGGGTGAGGGTCTCTTTGATCGTGGTGGTGAGAAGATTGGTGACTACCTTGGTGGTGTTGCCTCTGCGCCCTCCACATATGCTTCGGCTGTTGCGGGTGTAGGTAGTGCTGGCGTAGGCGCTGCTGCTATTCAAGCCACTAAGCAGGCATCTCTTCTTGCATTACGTACAGCAGGTAAGCAAGCCATTAAGCGTAGTCTAGTTGCTGGTATGGCAGATGGCGCTGTTGGTGCGTCTTTTGAATATGGTAACCAGAAGATTCGTGAAGCTGCAGCTGACGATATGGATATGGACTACAAGGTAGACAAGGGTGCAGTCGCTCTTAGCGGTGCGCTGGGCTTTGCTGTAGGTGCTGGTACATATGGTGCTGGTGCTGCCTTACAACACCGTGGTGCTAAGAAGTTAGCTGATACCATTGATGAGGGGCGTGTTGCTAACGCTGATCGTGTAAAGGAAGCGGCTGCTCTTGCAGCAGTAAAGACTAAAGAAGCGGTTAAAGACCCTAAGAACCTAGCTAAGATGGAAGCTGCTACAAAGAAAGTATTGCAGTCTATTGACCCAGACCTAGTTAAAGAGGGTGACAATGTTAAGCGTTACCTTCTTAGTAATGATATGCCTGAGGGTGTCATGGGTGGTCTTAGCCAAGAGACAGTACAACGCTTGAGTGCAGCCTCTTATGAATTAGCAGAGCGTATTGGTGCAGATCTTAGCGATCCTAATATCCGTATTACGGAAGTACTGGCTAATAACATAAGCAAGAACAAAGTAGCGTTCATGGATGTAGCACAGGAGTTTGGGCTTAGTCCTAGACAACTCTCTGCAGCCTACGCATCTGAGGTTTCAACAGCTGCTAAGATACTTGCTACCCAAAGTGCTATTTCTAAGAAGGCTTCAAGGCAGCAGTTGGAAGCTTTGTCTAAGAAGGTAGACGATCTATACGAGGCTGGTATGGCTCCTGCTAAGGCAGAAGATCTACAAGCAATCACATCTGCTACACGTGATACTCAGAATGTTATCTGGAAGAAGTTTAAGGATGTTGAAAACGCTAGACGTATGTTTATGACATCACAGCCTGCTACTACCATGCGTAACAACATCTTCTCTGTAGCCATGACAGGCATAGACATTATAGATCAACTTAACACTGCAGTACTAAAGACTGTAACTAAAGGCCGCAAAGAGGGTATGACTACTCTCAACGGAGCCTTTGACAATCTTAAATACCTTACACGTGATAACTACGTAGCAGACTCTCTTGTTACGATGATTGGGTCTGACTCACCTCAAAAGTTACAGCGAGTGTTCTTTGATGCTGCACTCGTAGAGGCTAACGTAGCTAAGGATACAAAGCTTGCTAAGATGGGTGCTGCAGTCAACACACTAAACACCATGTCAGACTTTGTAGTAAAACGTGCTATAATTGCTGGTAGCATTGACCGTCAACTTAAAAAGATGGGCGATGAAAAACTAGGCACTAGCGTCATGGATATGCTAAAGAAGGGTACAGTAAGTGAGTTGCCTGATGATGTACTGGACGCTGCATTAGATGAATCACTAGCCTTTACTTTCCAGCGTAGGTTTGGTGGTAAAGACGCCAGTGATATGAATAAGTTTGCTGCAGATACTATTAAGTACATTCACAACTACGGACTTACTACTATAATACCTTTCCCTCGTTATCTGGCATCACAGGCTAAGTTTATTTCTGACTATACAGGATTAACTATACTGCGCCGTGGTATAAAGGACACTACTACAGAAGAGTCTGCTAAGTTTATGACAGGCGCTTTGATGTTTGGTGGCCTGTACATGACACAGAAAGAGAACATAGCTAAAGGCTTGGAGTGGTTTGAAGTAGAGGGTGAAGACAGTAAGGTGTATGATGGACAGGCAGCATTCGGCCCCCTATCAGCACAGGTATACGCATCTAATTACATTGCACGTCTTATGGAGGGTGCTCCAGTTAAGCCTAATGCAGAGGCTCTAAAGGATCTCACTAAGATACTAGGTGCAACAGAGTTTAGACCTGGTACAGGCCTTGCAGATAACCTAGTTAAAGCACTAGAGGCAGGTAATACTGAGCCTTTGCTTAACCAGTTAGGCGACTACTTTGGTTCATTCACTTACCCTGCTGCAGTAGTTAAAGACTTTTACGGTCAGCTAGACCCTCGTTCATCCTACTTACCTGAGACACGAAATGCGTCTGTTTCTACTGTAGAGTTTATGGGCTATGATATTCCTATGTCTGCTATTCAACGTGTAACACGCCACCTGCCAGACTTTGATAGTGCTAAGATCTCTAAACAACTAGATGACTTGACAGGCATTAGTATTGCACCTGATACATTAGCTAAGTTTCTAGAGTTTGCTAATACCTCTACCCGTACACACTACCAAACGCAGTACAATAAGGATGCTGACGGTAACAACATGCGTCAGGATGCTATTAGGTTTGACATCTTTGGTGATGGGCCTATCAAGATGCAAGACCCTCTAGTAAAACAGATCACAGGTTTTGTAGGTAGACCTCCTAAGAACGCACTGCAACGTGAAATGTCTCGCTTACAGATTGACCCCTTTAAGCTGTACAATCCTTATCGTGAACAGAACGTAGCTCTTGAGATATTCACACAGCAAAAGATGCAGGGCAACCTAGCTATGTTTGCTGAGCAGTACATGGACTCTGAACGCTACACAGCTGCTGTTTCTGATGATGATAAGCGTATGCGTCTTGAAGCCTTCCTAAAGAACCAGATTAAAGTAGCTCGTGAGGATGCCAAGGATACCCTAGTACGTATGGGTAGTATAGAAGAAGGTAAAGGCGACTACGGAGCTTATATGCGTGGTGAGGTAGAGGCAATAGGCAGGGCAGGTAAGGAACGTGCTGACATGGCTTGGAGTCAAGTGTCAGGTAAGTATGGCTACAAAGGCCTAACCTTTGAGGAAGCATTGGATGCGGTAGACGCTAGTAACGAAGAGAACAAAGAGGTCTACAAAGCAAATATGAGAGAGAGGTATCTGTACCTGAGCAAGAACTATGACAAGTTCTTAAAAGACTTAGTAGACTGACAAACGAGAGAGGGGAGCCACTAAGCTCCCCTTTTCTTTAATGTACTCCATGTTTCTTAGCACAGTGGCTTGCCCATAGTATTGCAGCTACTAGGTGCTCTACGGCTTTGTCCCTTTCATCACTCTGCCACAGATTATTCTTGATGTGTTGCTCCAACGCTTCAGCGTGTTGAGATAACTCATCGTAGAACTTAATGCGTGTACCTTCTATGTGTGCTTTCGCTTCTTGTTCTAGTTTCACAGACCTTCCTTCATAAATACTTTGACCCACTCAGCACATATGCCACTACGTACAATGTCATCTATGCCAAACTCTACTACGGGAACATCAAGCATATGCTTCTTAGCTAGGTGTATGATCTTAGCTAGACCAGACGTACCCTTCAAGTCAGACTGCTGGATGTCACCATTGAGTACAATAGTACTGCCTTCACCCACACGTGTCAACAGCATCTTGATCTCTGGTATGTCTATGTTCTGTGCTTCATCTACAATAATGAACGCATTGTCAAAGCTACGTCCACGCATCAACGCAAGTGTAGCTACTTCAATGTTACCATTCTTTACACCCGTATCAACAGCGCCCCTACCCAAGTGTTTAATCAGTACGTCTAACACAGGCAAGGCCCACGGTTGTGCTTTCTCTTCAATCGTACCTGGCAGGAACCCAATGTCTTTACCTACAGCTACGTGAGGACGTGTGATAACAATCTTGTCTATCTCTTTGAGTGTGTACAAGTCTGCTGCGCATGTAGCTGTAACGTAGGTCTTACCAGTACCAGCAGGGCCAAGGATTAGCACCTGCTTGCTGTTAGTGATAGCATCAATGAGCTTGCCTTGGTTCTCTGTCTTAGGTAGAATACCAGAGGTAGGCTTGGTAGCTGCACCTTTGTATGTTGTCTTGCGCCGTGTACGTGTTGGCTTAGCTAGAGGTTCTATGTTGTTCATTTTACTTATAGTCTCCTAAGTATGCTGCAGCGTTTAGTAGAGACTGTTTATCATCTGTAAAGAAACCTAAACCCCTATTACATCTGTGGCACAGCCAACCTCTAAATGTAAGAGTCTCCCAGCAGTGGTCAAAACTCCATACGGTAGACTTTGTTTTCTCTAGGTTCTTTAACTCTTGCTCTCCTCTTTTGCATATAGGGCAGAGATAATCTTTATTAGGTAAAGCTACAGTTTCTCTTAATTGTTTTACTTTTTTATACTGGTACTTAAAGCAGCTTTTACACA